AGATTGGTTGCTACAGAGTTTTTCATCTTAGCAATCTGTCTCCATGTAAACAGCAGTGCAAGGTCAATGCGTTGCTTCTCACCTTCACTGAAAGAGTCATAAGAAAAACTATCACGGTGCCGTGAACGAATAGTCTCACCAAAACTTTCATTCAATTCAAAATGAACAAAGAAGTCCAGTGTCTGTAGATACTGATTAACCAGTTTATTCATCACAGGCAGATATTGCCGAATAATCTTGGTCTTGATACCAGTATCTTTCAGCATATCAGCAATCACACTGCTGTAGTCGTATTCTTCAGACAGTTCTAGTTTATGTGTAAGTAGACCATCCTTCTCATCAATAAAGTCTTCAAGGTCTTTGTTAGCCTGAACAATATTATCTTTACTATCAGATGTATCAGTAATCTCTTGCTCTAACTTTTGAATAAGTTTGCGAGACATACTAATCTTAGTATTATTGTCACGCATAGCAGCATGTAATTCCATAGACTGCTTACTCTGCTCTTGAAGTTCATCTACCAATGCTTTACCAGCAAACAGTTGCTCTTCTAGCGTCTGAAACGTCTTTTGGATTTTCTTCGCTTGCGCTGAGATACCCTTAGACTTTTGTTCTTTAATAGTCTGGTTAATCTCTTGCGTACAAGTCGGGCAAACGTCATTGTCTTGAAAGAACTTATCCTCTTTAACAAGTCTATTCATCTCCGTTTTAAGTTGCGTCTTTTTGTGTTGGTCAGATTGAAAAGACTGACCTGCTTCTACTAATCGGTCTGAGACCTGATCATACTTTGCTGCAAGAGTTTCTTGTATTTCTTCATTTTCAAGATTGATCTGCTCAATTGTATCTTCCTGCGTCTTGATTTCAATTTGCTTCTCACGGTTCTTTTCCTCGTTTAGATTCTTAATATCACTAATGTATTTGCGTTGAACATCAATCTTATTCTTGACAATATCTACCTGATGTGCAGCATCACGGATTTTATCCTTCAGACTAGCAATATTGTCTTTCAGAACAATATTCATCTTAGAAAAGATATTAATATCCAAGAGGTCTTCAATAACCTCACGTCTATGCGCAGCAGTCAGTTGCATGAAAGGAATAAAAGAGGATGAGCCAAGCACTACAATCTGATGAAACGATTTGTGATTTAGTTTCAGAATGTTTTGCTCTAGTAGTTTCTGAAATTCTTTAGCATGGGAAGATTCATTAATAACCTCACCATTCTTGTAAATTTCAAACACGTTAGGCTTGATACCCCGAATAACTTTATACCTGCTAGGACCGACGGAGAACTCGACCTCGACCACACAATCCTTGCTATTAATAGTATTGATAAGTTGTGGTTTGTTGATGTTTCTGTAAGGCTTTCCGAATAGACCAAATGACAGTGCATCTAGCATAGTAGATTTACCTGCACCATTAGCACCTACGATCAAAGTAGTAGGTGCCTTGTCTAATTCAATCTTTGTAAAATTGTTCCCGGTACTTAAAAAATTCCGATACTGAACAGAATGAAACTTAATGATAAGACTTCTCCTAATCACTCAAACATAATGAAGAGTATTATATATCAAGTTGATTAGGAAGTCAATCATTTTTTTATGCCTTATGATATTTCGAAACGATTTTCTTTAGTGCAGTCTGAATATGATCGTCATGGATTGGGTCACCTTCATTGTCATAGACCCAAGCAAGGTATCCCGTTTGACTACCATCTATATTCCACTTGTCTGACCAATCAGGTGACAGCACCCGAATACCATGATTCCACCGTGGATGTGTATCATCATAACCACGCTGTTGCCATACTTCCTTGAAAACTACCCAAGCATCTAGCATTGCTTCTTTAGGATCGTCTGATATGGAACAACGGAAGTATTCAGTAAGAATAGTGTGAAAGTCTTGCGACAGTTGGTTGAATACATTCTCGGTCATTTTCATAAGTTCATTCCTTTTTTCTCTTACATTATTAATGTAATCATTATTGAGAAAAAAACAACCCCCTAAAGGCATTTCTCTAGGGGGTGTTGCATTTATGTCACTTCTCTTCTTTCGCAATGTAGGAGACGATAATCTCAACCTTATCCCAATACTTGTTTCGGTAATACATCGCTTCATCTGATGCTGCATGACCTGAGTATTCATATTCTGTATGAATCACTTCACCTGCTTTGTTGAAGACTTCAACAAGGTAGTGTGGATAACGAATGTTGGTCATTTTGTTTTCCTTTCAGTGAAGAGGTTATGCTTTATAGTTGCATAGTCTGAAAGGTATGTCAACTACTTTTTTCCAATTATTTTACAATCTACCATGAATACCTGATATGTGTCATTTGGGTCACTATTCTTTTGTAGTCTATCATATTCATCCATTGCCTCATAGTAAGGCAGTCTGGTGGACACCGTTGTAGGAGGCGCCCACCAGTCTTTGTCATCATAATGGATGACAACATACAAATTGGTTAGTTCGGCAGTGATGCTTCAATACCTTCTACATACCAATCCATAGACAGCAGAGTTGGCCAGTCATCCAAATGTTCTGCACCAGCAGCACACTCATCAGGAACAGAACCATCTTGCTTCAACAGACCTTCACATGGGAATGCATGTCGATCACCATTTGCCAATGATGCTTCAAGTACCTGTGCTTGCTGCACAAGACCTGCACCCATTGCGGCTGTGTTGTAACTTTCAAGTGCAACCATGCCGACTTCACCACCTTTACCGTCTTTAGTGAAACCCCACCAAGTATCACCACCAGTCCAAGTGCCGTTCATTACTTCACCTACACGATCAACATAGTAAGTATCCCAATCATCTACAATAGAAACGAGGTGCGCATTAGGACCAAACCGAGACATATTCGAAGCCTGACCAAATGCATAGACGCCATTCTTTTCTGCAATCTGCACAGGTGCAGGTGAGTCAGTATGCTGTACGATAATATCTGCACCTTCATCAATCAATGCTTGTGCGGCTGCTGCTTCTTTTGCAGGGTCAAACCAAGTGTAGAGCCAAATAATTTCTACTTCAATATCTGGATTGTGCTTCTGTGCTTCCAGCATAAATGCGTTAATACCACGCACTACTTCTGGAATAGGGAAAGATGCAATATAACCAATCTTATTAGATTCAGTCATATTAGCAGCAATGAAACCTTGAACTACACGACCTTCATAGAATCGTGCGGAGAAGGTTGCCATGTTATCAGTATCACGGACATAACCAGTAGCATGCTCGAAAGCCACGTCTGGGTAGTTAGCAGCAACTTCATTCGTTGCGTCCATGTAACCAAAAGAGGTAGTGAAAATAATATCGTGTCCAGTTTCTGCCAGTTGTGTAATGGCTTCAACTGCTTCTGGTCCTTCTGGGACCATTTCCAGATAGGTAGTAGACACGTCTGCACCATAGGCTTCTTCTACAGCAAGACGACCAACATCATGTCGGTAAGTCCATCCAAGGTCTCCAATCGGACCTACATAGATGAACCCTACTTTGGTTTCAGCAAATGCAGCAGTTGCAGTTGCAATAGAGAGGGTGAGGGATGCAAAGATTTTCTTTAGCATGGTTTGCAGTTTCCTTGTTTAGTATATTTAAAATAAAAAGAGGGAATTTTTACACTCCCCCTTCAGATGTACCTCTATTGAGGTTGCAAGAATGAGTGGATAAGAACCACAATCACAACAGAGGCGGCGAGTCCAATCATCATCTTAAAGAAGTCTTTACCGACAAGCGGGAAGACTGTCTTGAACTTACGCTTCTGAGTGAATGTAGCAATAGCCAACTCACGTCCTGTTAGGAGACCAATGAACACCCAAGTTGTGGACATTGGAATATCGTTTACTTCTTTGAAAATCCAGAGGATCAGGAAGTAAAACAAATCAATAATAGTAGCGGAACGAACATAACGTGTATTATGCTTACTAATAACAACGTTCTGAATTCGTCCGCCGTTCTCTCTAAACATCCAATATAGACCAGCTACAAAGATGATAGAGATTGCGAACATCATTTCAATAGGGACTACCCGTGGTAGGAACACAGCAATATTTGCCATATCATGACTGAGCCATGTATACCAGAGGAATCCTGTAGTTACCCACTGAGCAACCACCCAATATTTTCGATGATTATCTTTTACAGGTTCTGATTCGTCTAACAGTTTACTAATGATAAACCAGATACCGTATGCGGATACAGCAGCAATGGCATATCCCATAATAGACTTAACCAGCATTTTCTCCAAGATGAACGTTGAAGCAAATGCAGACAGTACAAGGAATGAAGTAGATACAGGAACACCGAACCTAGTCAGTACAAGAAGTACTGCCGGAGCGAGTGCATGATACCATTGAATTTCCTGAAAAGGAATTTTGTTGAGTCGACCGTAGGAGATATCCCCCCCATTGCTGTACCAGCCGAACCAGATAGTAAAGAGTAGGACTGCTGACGCTGCACCCCACATAATTAATCGGTTTGTTTTTTGATTTGAAGCGATCCATGTTCCTAGCGTCTGAACAGAATCGTTGGCGATTACTGAGTAGGATGCAAGTAGAAAACCTACGACCATCCAGATTGAAATATAGTCCATATTATTTTTCCTTTTTAGTAGGTTATTATACCTACAGGTGAAGGGGTTAGAGTGGAGCGGGTAAGGAGAATCGAACTCCTATCATAAGCTTGGAAGGCTTCTATAATACCATTATACTATACCCGCATAGTTTTATTTGATAATATTAGCAATCATATCTTCAAATTGTTCAACTTTTGCTGTGCGATTAGGCCAATAGATATAATCCTTTTCAGGGTTAAGTTTGAGGTTAGAGAGAAGTGGGAGGATGGCATTGTAGAGTTTGTTTAGTTTGTCTTCATAAGACGTTGCTGTAGCAGCAGCTTCTTCTGCGCTTGCAGCAGTCTTTTGAACAACTTCTAATTCTTCTTCTGAAACTGCGGTAAAACCAAAGTCAAAAATATCTTCTGTCATTATAGCACCTTTTTATTCACAAAAAAGTTTATAGTAAATCTTTTATTATATTCCGAATCATTTTCGAAAGTGTGTAAAATGTTTTTTGTATGAAAACAACATTTATTCATTTCCCAAGGGATAATATGTTCATGGTCCATTTCAAAAAATATTGTACCTTTTGCCTCTTTTGGATAGACATAAATCGTGCCATTTAAATCTTCATCATGTTTATGTGGACGGTGAGATTTAAGAGTATCTGTGTATTGGAATTCAATTTTAGTTTCCCCTATATCAAAATTTTTACCAACCATAGATTTTCCAGCTTGTTCTATCTTGTCAGAATAATTTTCTAAAACCTTTTTTAAACAAAAATATATTTGTTCTTGAATATCTTTTTCAAATTCAGGGTGAAACTCTTGCTCTAGAACATTATCACTTTCTTTAGTTACTGTGTAAAATCTTGTGATATTTCCACGTTTACCATCACTAGTGTAATACCAGTTGTTTTTTAAACACGGAAGAGTTGAAGATGAATCGATTATATATGCAATTTTAAAAAATTCTGAAAAAATATCATTATCTAAAAAATTTTTTATTTCCATCATAGTACCTTTAGTATCTTGCGGCCTTTATGATCAAATTGAAAATCACCATAGTATCCAATTTCTTCCTGATAAAGAGAAGGTTTCCTAATTGCTTTGAGACTTGCTAAAAGAGTTTTCTTTTTAATACGAGCAGTAACTCTATCTGCTGCATTAAGTGTTACCTGACCATAGATAATGTCTGCTCTTTCAACTACCTCAATAAATCCTTTAAGAGAATATCTCTTCATACTAATTCCAATGTCTGCGCTTGATTGTAGAGATTTCGCATATCAGTTTTCAATCTATCTTTACTTAGATCAGTTCTAATAGCATCTACATAACTATCTAGCAGTGTTGTGGTGTCTTCTAAAGAAATCTTAGCATCATCAACATCAGACAAAACATCATCAAAGTTCTCAGCAATCTTCAGTTCATGAATGTCTTGCTCTTGAATCATATCAATAAAGTCTTCAAACATCTTAGGATTAGTTTTCTTTACCACAACTACTTTTACAAACTTATCTTTCAAATTCTGAACACTATTATACTCGTATTTTTCATCATTGTAAACAATTTTTTTGAAGAGAGTATGTGGGTTGTGAATTGCTGATAGCTCACGGGTTTCTGTATCTAAAACATGAAAATGCTTCTTATCACCAGCATCAGACCAGAAGAATTCTAGTTGAGTGCCAAGATAATGAATATTATCAATATTAGATTTTGTATGGTAGTGACCAGAAAAAACCATATCAAACCTTTTAAATGGGGAAGGGTCCATCCCGTGTTCATTTTTAAGGCCACGCATCATATCAAACCCACTTAGTTCAAGGTGACCACCTAAAATATCCGCCTTACAGTTACGGACAAAATCCATAGTTTCTTCATAGTTACTTTTATTTATCCAAGGCACCAAGGCAAACTTGAGGTTATCATATGTCAATACTTTGGCTTTTTCAATGATTGCAACTTCATTGATAAAGAACCCGAGTAGCTCCTTGAGAGAGTTTGGATTATTGGTATCTTTATAATAAGTATCATGATTACCGGGAATAATATCCATTCTAATTCCCAATTCTCGCATAGGCTCAAGAAAGTGCTTTCTATTGTGGTGTAAAGCTTTGATATTGATTGCTTTACGGTTGTCATAGTAGTCTCCTAAATGAACAATCTGCTTGATATTATGCTCTTTCACATAAGGAAAGAACACTTCATCATAAAATTTAGCAGCATTATCAAGAAAGATATCACCAGAGTTACGAATGCCGCAATGGGTATCGTTCAGTAGAGCAATTTTCATATTATAGGAATTCCGTTATATCAGAGTCGTTAGTTTTGCGAATACGTTTTTTAGGTAAACTATCCTCTAGCATAGCAATATATTCGTCATCTGTCAACTCTTTATTTTCATTCATCTTCATTTTTGCAGATTCAATAGCAGCATGAGTGATATGGCGTGAGGTTTCATCTTGATTAGATGATCCTTCAATCAAGTCAGCCGCAAAGGAATTTTCAAAGTAAATATCTTTAATTTCTTGCTGTTTCTTTTCTTTGGCAATACGACGCAAGAAAGCATAGTAGGAGATTTGTGTAAAATATGCAAAAGCATTAGGATTACCTGTGCGGGTAGCAGCCTCAATATTATAGTTACGAATTGCTTTTAGACAATTCTCTACAGCATCCATTACCATTTCGTCTCTATATGAATAGGAAATGAAGTTAGGTCTGTGTGATAACCCTTCAGCAATTTGTTGAAACCCAAGAGCAACATAGTTAGGTACAACAGGAACTTCAATACCTTTCTTTTTACATTCATTACATTCTTCTACATATGTAAAGACTGCCTGTGAAAATTCTTTATTGTTAATGTAATTGCTGTCTTTACGTTTCATACATAATACCTTAAATGGTTTAATAATCTAAACATTATACTAAAAATATATTCATCTGTCAAGTTATTTTTTTGCTTGACAAATTATAAAAATTGGTATATAATCCTATTGGTTTTGGGGCCCGGGGGAATATACATTAATGTAGAGTCGGTGTATCTTCATCAGCCTCAATATTTATCTGAGCATATTCTTCTTTAGATTCTTCTTCTTTTTCTTCTAACATACTTTCAATTAATTGTTTCCTGTATTCAGCATAGTTTTCTGATACAATATCTTCAGGTGTAGAAACAGAAACAATAGAAGCACCTGCCAAGGTCATTACCTTAGAGTAGTCAGCACCAAACATCCATTTGGTTAGAAACAAAGATTGCTTAACAGAATTGTATCTAATCTCTAAAGGAACTTCTATTACAAAGAAAGTATCATCTGTTCTAATGACAGTTGTAACAATCTCTTCTCCGGTAATCAGTTTGAATACCCGTGGACGATCATCCTCAAATTCTTCACCATAATCATCAAGTTCCGACATAACCATTATCCTTCAGTAACTGATCGTAGTATCTTTTTATCATTATATCTCTTTGACTCTCATCTATATAGCCTCTTGCTAAGAGAAAGTTTATATGATCAGTTGCTTTTTTCTCTAAGTTCTTTTTTGTTTACAGTTTTCATAATGCCACCTCATCATAATGTTTTTCCCACCAGTTTTTTGACAATAAGGGCAAGTTACGATTTCTTGTTTGAATCCCTTTTGAGCAGCACTCATTTTTCTTTTATGTTCTTCAGAAAGCTTTCTACCACTAAGAGCATCACTCACTTTTCTTTTATGCTCTTCTGAAAGCTTTCTACCACTAAGAGCATCACTCACTTTTCTTTTATGCTCTTCAGAAAGCTTTTTACCCTTGCGTAACTCACTCATTTTTCTTTTATGTTCTTCAGAAAGCTTTCTACCACTAAGAGCATCACTCACTTTTCTTTTATGCTCTTCAGAAAGCTTTTTGCCCTTATGTGCTTCACTCATCTTTTTTATGGACTCAGGTGAGTGTTTGTATCCGTGTATACCGTCACCACCATCCGTGCGATTGTGTAGGGTGCCAGTTTCTAAATCTTTACGACCATACCATTCTATATATCTTCTCTCTAATGCGAAAGCACCTAACTCAGTCAAGTTTGATTCCATTATAACAATACGATTTTCATCTTTTGGTCGCCTGAAAGCTCTACCAGTATTAGAGAATGCTCGATTGTCTTTACCCTTACCAATATAGTAAGGTGTGCCGTCTTTGCGCAAATATGCGTATATATAAAACATATTATACATATCTACATTTTGATTTCGTGTATTTCAAAAGAGAAATCTTCTTTCTTATATATCCTCATTCTTTCCAGACCATGTAAGAGTGTGTAGTTCTTTTTCTGTCTATAATGCATATCATCCATCAAATCATAAAGCACTGTAGGTCTACCATCTTCAGACTTTCTAAGTCCACGACCGATAGACTGTAATACTTTTACTTGTGATTTAGATGGAGATGCAAAAATAATATTATGAAGATTGCGAATATTTACACCCGTGGAGAACGTACCAAGGCTAGCCACAATGATAGCATTTTTCTGTTGTTCAACAATGCCCCGTATTTCTTCTCTGACTTCAGCATCAACTTCACCTGATACGAAGAAAACCTTACGCCGTTCATGTGCTTTATCCTTGATTAAGTCATAGATAACTTTACCATGCTTTTCTACATACTGAAATAGAACAAGAGTATTGCCTTCCTGATCTAATGCTAGATTTTGAATGAGTCTATTACGTTTGATATTACTAACAAGGTAGTCAATTTCATAATGGTAATCTTTAGTATTTATAATATCACGGCAAACTTCAGGAGGATACTTTAGAGCAAGGATATTAATCTTTAGTTCTGCAAGTGTATCATTATCCATAAGTTTTTTTGTCGTGGTTACTTTACGAACACGACCAAATAGACCTTCTAGCACAAGTTTGTGACATTGCGTCCCATCTAACGTTCCTGTCAATCCAATACGAAACTCTGCTTCTCTAGATTTGTTCATAATACCAGATAATGATTTTGCTTTGAAGTTATGCACTTCATCACCAAAGATACAACCAAACTGTTCAAACCAACCACTAGGTAGTTTATAGATTGACTGCCATGTAGAAATGAATACACGTTGTTTAATATCGTGCTTAGGCATACCAGAATAGATTCTGTGACAGACTTCACCTGCTTCAAGCCCATAGTTTTCAAAGTCAGAGAACATCTGCTGAACAAGACCAGTAGTGGGAACAACAATAAGCAACCGTTTGTTATAATGTTCTAGATACCACATCATCAAAACATAGATAATTAGTGACTTGCCAGAACCTGTAGGTGACAGTAGAATAGCACGTCTGGACTGTAGTGCCTGACAGATAGCATCAAACTGATAGTCCCTCACTTCAAAAGGTAAGTTCAGTTTCTGAATAAAATCATAAACATCTTTGGGTCTAACTGCTAGTTTTCCATCAGGTGTACCATACTGATTATCATACTCCACACCAAGTGTATAGTTTCTTGGTTTAATAAAATCAGACAGATACTCCCATAGACCTACAGGCAGTTCATTATTACGAACATTAAACAAACGTGTTTTACCATCCCATCTACCGTTCTTGTAGGATGGCATGTATTTGTATCCCGGTGTTTCAAACGAGAAGAAATCATTCAATTCATTTGCTACATGAGGTTCACACTGAATTTCTAATGCGGAATAGTTTTTCTGTCTAACTACTAAATCTGTCATTATTCAGGCTTAGATGGCATTTGAAATAATGCTTTGATATGTCTCTTGTAGATTTTATTGCGAGCAAACACAACCCAACAAATGACATTATCATCAGGATAATTCTCTTCAATATATTCTCTGAAACTAGTGCCTGTTGTATATACATCATCAACAATCAAAACAGGGTCATCAGGATTGCCTGTAGCAGATTCATTTAGAATATCACCTAGACGTTTACCACCACGGGGAATACCTACTGCTTCACGAAATGGGCGCTTCTCATATTCTAGAATAATCTTAGCAAGACAACGCCAGTCACTCATATAGAGTGCATCCATTTCGATCTTCCATCCTAGTTGTAGACCAGCATGAGAAGTAAATTCTTCATTCACAAATAATGTCATATCAGCCTCCCGACTCAAACTTCCGCCAATCAATCATATTTTTGATAGTGGAGTGTCGCCATTTCAAGTTATTAATTATTTCTTCAAGAGTTTCCAACATAGTTTTATAATAGGTAATCTTGACTTCAGACTTTTGAATGTCTGTGTCTGAGTCATAGAAGTGATTCATATCACCCTTCATTACCTTTAGACCGTTGAACGGATCAAATTCCCAGCCAAACTCTCTAATGGTATCTTCATCCATTTTACCATTATAGTATGCCCATTTATTCTTGAGCAGGGTTTTCTGCGCAAGTTCTGCTTCTTGTAATCTGAGTTTTGTGAGAGAACGTATCTCTAGATACTTTGCATGTAGAGAAGGTGTCTTTCTGGAAGATTCATCTAATTTAAATTCTTCAATCTCACAATCTTCTTTCCACATCTCTAAGATGCTTTCTAAATCAAGTTTCATTATATAATCCTGTGTGTGTAGTTATAATCTACTTATTATAGCACACTACCCTTTAAATTCAAAGCCTGTAAATGTAAAGGAAACATCAAATGTTAAATATTCTACACTGGTTGCAATAGAGGTAAGTTGTAGACCACTTAAAGATGTTGGACTACATCCTTTGTAAATTACTCTTTTTGTTTGATTATTGTGACTAGAAAGAATAGAAACAGAAATATCTGCTTGGGTAGGAACCCTGTCTGAATTCCTAGAAGACCTTGCACCCGGACCAGCAAAGTTCTCATTGACCATACTCTCAAACCAATTGTACAGTTCAAGGTAAGAAGTCATGTCTTCATCTAAAAGAAACTGAATACTTAATTCAGAATATTCAACAGTATCACCCGGTAAACTCACATTACCGATACGAGGGTATGGAACACTAGGAGCAGTCATTGAAACGTCAGGGTGGTTTACACTCTGTGCAAAGAATTCTAAGTTAGGATAATTTTCTCTATCAATAACTACTCGAAAACCAGTAGGTTGCAAGTAATTTTTATTTGCTGTTAATACTTCTACCATTTAAATCTCCAACAAAAAAGGGGGAGCAGTTGCTCCCCCAGTATTTATATTGACATTTATAGTTGTTATTATGCCAGAATATTATCAACCCTAAAGATTCTGTAGTACTGGTTAGACTTAGCAGCAGCCAGACCGTTTGCAGGTGTAGCACCAACGAATGGGTTGGATACCATGCCGTAACGAGTCTTGAAACCAATCTTTGGCTGGAAGGTGTTCTCACCAATCGCACGAACCATTGTTAATGGAACGTATGGGCAGTAGAATACACCAGCGTCGTATGCATTGGAACCCTTGTAACCAGTGGTAATGTAGTCATTGGTTGCATATGGGTCAATGTACACTCTGTGCTTACCGTTAAGTACACCAGCAAAAGTGTTGCCTGTGTCATCAACATTCATGTTGCTAGAAAGTGCAGGGGTGTAGTCAAGGTAACCAGCAGCAGCAAATGCGGATGCTACATCAGAGGAACACAGAACAAAGTTACCACGTCCACGTCTGGTGTCTTTAGCAATCTGGTTTGCTTCACGCTCAAGCTGGAAGATCAGACCCTTGAACTTTTCAACGGACCAACGACCATCAGCATCTACCTGAAGGTCAAAGATACCCTTAGAAGAAGTGGAACCAGTTACTGTCTGGCAACCTGTCTTAGCTTGGGAGTTAATGGTACGGATAACTTCACGGTTAATTTCCGCAAGGATTTCAGCAGACAGAATGTTTGCGAGTTCTGTCTCAGCATCCAGACCATGAATTGCTTTCAGGTCTTGTGCCAGTTCCATTGTGTACTCAGCTTTGAGTGCACGGGACTTAGCAGTTACTGTGGACTTGTCGATGGTGAAACCCATCTCTGCAAAAGCAGCACCAGTAGAACCGAGTGCTTCAGCATCAGCAGTGGAGATACCTTCACCGTAAATGTCTGTAGAACGGTTGTTATCAATGTCGGAGTCACCAGCAAACGCAGAGTCACCAAGACCGGATGGGTCAGTGCCTTGCGAGAATGCGGAGTCACCAGAGAAGCCAGTCTGAGCTTCAGAGAACAGAGCCTCATCAGAATCAGTAACAGCACCCTTAGTGGTCTTGTACTTGGACTTCATCGCAAAGATGAGACCAGTAGGACCAGTCATTGGCTGTACACCACACAGATCATATGCGATCAGGTTAGGCATAGCACGACGAACCAGAGAAATCAATACTGGATCAAAGTTGTCAACCTTAGAGGTATCAGTGCCGTACTCGTTAAGCTGACCAAAAGAGGACTGAGCAGCTTCTTCACGCATAGCACGTTCTTGGTTTTCCAGAATCGCAGCAGTTACTTGCTTACGGTAATGGTCGGAAATAGGTCCAGCAGTTTCTTCATTCAGTACTGGAGCCCACTTTTTTACGAGATTGTCGTAAGATACAGGAGCTTGCATTTCTATACACCTTCCTTAATTATTGTTTTACAGTTCTTTTGATTGCAGAGACGTAACGAGCCATAGAATCGGAAACTTCTTCCTCTTCTACTTCCTCTACTACTTCCTCACCTACAACCGATGGGGTTTTCTTTGTGAAGTAAGATTCTTTGATGGTAGATACCTTCTGAGCGAAAGTTTCTTCATCTTCAAAATCTACATCTTCAGCTAAGGCTTTCAACTTCTCTACCTGTGTTTCAGCAAGATCACGGGAATGTTCACGGATGATAGCATCACGCTTCAGTGCTTCCAGTTCACCATACATGTAGATAGAGGTTTCTGTGGATTCATTGAGTTTTTCTTCAAGGTCGTTAACTTGAGTTTGCAGTTCATCTACCAGATCAACTTTAGACTCAGGAACGTCAACATAAGATTCTGTGAAGAGGTTCTTCAGACCTACCATAAAGTCTTCTGCCAGTTCTGCACGCAGACCAGACTCGATAGCCAGTTTGTTTTCTTCCATGAACTTTTCTACAACGTAGCTCAGGTATCCATCAATTTGCTCTACCATTTCTTCACGGGTAGTCTTCAGTTCTTCATCAAATTCTTCTTGAAGTTCAGATTCAATGCGAGATACTTCTTCAGAAACCTTGGACTTAACCGCAGCTTCCATAATTACTGCTGCCTTATCCTTGAAGGATTCGGAAAGAGTAGCTTCGGATTCTACCAGAGCATTCATATCAGCAGTTACATCAACAGATACTGCTGCTGCTTTTTCATGAATGTCATCTGCATCAAAATCTTCTGCTTCAGCATCTTCATGTACTTTCATTTTCATTTGTGCCATGATTTTACCGTAGCCAGCCTGAAGGTCTGACTTCTTCATCTTGGACATTTCACTGTACATAGCATTGATCATACCAGCTTTTGTGGAAGGCATTTTTTCTGCTGGTTGTGCTTTAACAGCTTCACCACCGGGAACTTTTGCCTTGCTCTTAACAGCACGGGCTGCCTTATTGACAGAACCAATTGCTGCTTCAGGGCTTTCCACACCATTCTTTGCTTCGGAAACTTCATCAGCTTCCTCAGACACTTCTACTGCCTCATCAGATTCTTGAGTTTCTTCCTCAATAACCTCTTCAACAGATTGAATGTCTTCGTACATTTCTTGGTCGGACATGTTTATCTCCTATTAAAGATTAATCTTAGAGAGGAAATTCTTAAACTCCCGAATCTCAACCGCAGAGCGGTCAGACCTAGAAGCATTCTTAATTTCAGTCTCAATTCTTTCAAGTTCTTGGGCTTCCAAGACACCGTTATTCCAAATCCACTCTACACCTTCCATAATACCATTAACGAAAGCTGATGGTGCAGATGGGTCTTGTACGATATCTACAGTGTTAAGAACAAAGTCACTACCGACCATGTTCACTCCACCTTTTTGCTCAAGAGTTCCCATACCACGAGTCGAAACACCCAGCTTAACCCCACCATCTAAGAGACCTTTCACAATCTGACCATTAGGTGTGTCAAGGATAAGTGCCTTTCCCATCACATCATTACCGTTCCACTTTAGTTCAGTAATTCGATGGGAAACTTTATCTAAGTTAATGATTGGTCCCGCAGGGTGGTTCAGTTCACCCACTGCACGTTGTGTGCGCACCTGCTCCTTATCATACTTAGAAACTGCTGATTCCAAAATTGCTTTTGGATAAATTCTTCCATTGCGGTTCTTTTGTTCTGCTTGGGCAAAGATACCTTCAATGACATAGCTCTTGCTGCCATCCTCTTTGGATTCAACAATGTATTCTACTTCTTCTGTATGTTCAGTAATCAGTTTCATTTGAAGTATCCACCTGTACCTGCTCTTTTACCGCCAATATTTTTAGTAGACATTCCACCAGAACCTTTAGACTTATTCATCATTTGAATAAAGTTGCGGGCAGACTTCATAGCATCCCGCTCATTGTCCTCTGTGTCTACAGTCTGATTATCAAACATAATATTAAATTTATTATCTTTTTTAGTAATCATGACTTCACCATCTTTGGACTGCAAGACCTTAACCATCTTGTGTCCTTTTGGAATGATGTTGAGACTAAACTCTTTAAACGTCTTCATCTGCCACTTCTTCTGATTCAGTTTCTGGTTCTACATCATCAGAAACATTATTAAAAACCTTGGAAGCAACCTTGATCTTCTCATCATCTAGACGAGTCGCAAGTTTATCATTAAGCAACTCAGAGAATTGCTTTTCTGCTTCAACAAAGTTCTTAGTATTAACATTATTCAAAAAATCAACAATTTCAGTCATTTGTTTGCCTCAAAATAAATTTCGTAGTAATATTTATAATAATTTAGTTTTCTGGTTCTTCTTTGTCTGGATCAGGGACTTCGCCAGATTTTACTTCATCTTCAATCTCTTTCTTCATTTGCTTAATGTCATCATCCGATAACATCAAAACATTCTTCTGAGTCCACTCTTTAGAATAGAATACTCCAACATATGGTTCTAACTCTCTGAGCATATTAATTCTTTCTCGGAGAATTTCTGAATCTTTGAGTTCTGTAAAGTAGTTATCACTAATATATTCTACAGTAATATTATACTTCCACTCTTCCCAATCCTCTTCTGTAATAATACCTTTTAAAATCAATTGTTTCTTTAAAATATTGTAGAACAATTCACTAAATTTACGACGCAATCTTTCTACAAATTTTTGAAATTTAAATTCATCTCTGGTAATTTCTGTAGTCCTACCAAGAATGCCACTTGCATTCTGTTCAGGGTCTAGTCTACCAACTGGTACATTAAGGGACTTGTAAAGTTTCTTTTGGAAGTATATAATATCTTCAATCTGACCTAAGTTATCACCACCCGGAAGTGTAGAGATTTCTGTTCCTCTGTTACCTTCACGTCTTGGCAACCAGAAGTCTTCCAGCATAGACATATGCTTGGACTCATTTTTAATATCACCTGTGTTAGCATCATATACCAGTTTATTTCTGTATCTGGTCATGATATCTTTAAGGTATTGTTCTGCCTTGTTTCTAGGTAAGTTACCTACGTCAACATAAAAGATACGTCTTTCAGGTGCACGGGCAAGTCTGTAAATAACCAGTGCATCTTCCATCATACGCAATTGGTTAATAGGCTTGAGTGCTTTATGTAAATATGAAACTACTTTTTTACGAGAATGATCTAATAGTCCACTTGTTACATAACTAATAGCATCAGGAAAAATCTTAACAGTAGTTCCACCCTTCATAGTAGAAGAGTATGTTGTTTGATTGTTTTCAGAATATAAGAAATACTCATTGACTGTCTTAACAAGTTCAACACCAGTCTTAGGGTCTTTCTCTTTCTTAATCTCTTTTACTTTACGGATTTTCAGTGCATCAATAGGTCTGATTTCCTGAATACCCTCTTGTGGTCTTGCAGGATCAATAACCAGATGGTGATACATTCTACCATCAACATAGTACCTACGGAAAATATCATGAGCATAGTTCTTGAAGTCAAGCATACCCGCAATATTCTCAAATTCTTCTTTGATTTGTTTTTTGATTGAATCGGAAGTCTCAACTTCATCCATATTCAATTCAATAACTTCATCTTCACCAGAAATAACTTCATTAACAATATCTTCAACAGCAGCATCTACTTCAGGATGCATTGCAACTGTGCGATACTTTCTAACTAAATCTTTATCATCTTTGGCTTGCTCACCACTAAGGTCTACAAAGGAACCATAGTGTGTTCCAGATGCAGTAACATAGCCAGAACCATCTTGGTCCATAGGTGGAACCACAGATGGTAATGATTCTTTTTCTTTCTGCTTCTGCCGTTTGATTTCAAAACCAAACAACTTTAAACTAGTATCACTTTCAGCCAAAACTTTTCTCCGAAAATAGTATAGGGGAGAGTGTATTCTCCCCCCTATTTAGTCATCCTGTTAGGATGTTGTATTAGATTCCCAATACTGGACTTGGAAGTCTACAGTAAATTCTTCAATTGCTGCTGCCGGATCATAGGACAGATCAATTGGAGAAACGTTTGTTGGGAAACAACCTCTAAAGTTGTAGGTCTTGATAGTAGAACCATCTCTATCAAGTTGCTCTACAATAAGATCAGCTTGGTAGTCTACAGGGTTTGTAAGACCACTATTGTCAGAATGGGCATTGATCCCATTCATCCAACGTTCCATTGCATCTCTTACAGCAAAGTCTGTATCGTTGATAATTGTAGGCGACCAGATTTCAAACGTTCTGTCACCAGCAATCTTCAACTCACGACCACGGAATGGTACAATGATTTCAGACATTACTGAAGCAGGAAGTTGTGCTGCTCTACACATGAAAGAGGTAAGTTCTACATTACCGTTTGCATAACCGGGAAAGTTGATCGTTGCCTTGAATAAATTAGGTCTAGCACCGCCACCTTTCAGTTTTGCTTTGAAGTCATCAACTCCAAGAATAGCCATCTTTATATCTCCTTAGTTAAGCGGTTTAGAATGACAGACCAACTACTTCTTCAAAGTCTACGCCGGTACGAGTAGCAACAAAGTTAAGAGTAACAAAGTTGATCGAGCGAGCAGGCTTAATGAAGATAGTAGCAATGAATTCATTGCGATCAATAATCTCAGGTGTGTTGTTTGTTTCGTCACAAACTACTCTGAAATCAGTGATACCACGACGACCCTTTACTTCTCTCAGGAAAGGTTCAACGATATTTACGAATTCTGCTCTGGTGAATTCGTCGTTAAACTCAAAGAGAACCTGTCTAGCAGCACTGGAAATTGCTCTTTCCAGTGTCAGGAACAGTCTGCGCACGTTAATTCTGTCAAATGCAGAAGGTCTGCGCAGCATGGTCTTGTCACCAAACAAGGTAATGCCTGTGCCGGGAAGGTTAGTAATTGGGTTTACATTGGCTCTGTACAGGGTATCTCTTTCACCCTTATCAGGTGAGTGTAAGATATCTGTTACGCCAAAGTAGATACCTCTTCTTGTACCCGCAGGGGAGAACCAAGGTGCTGTGGTAAAGTCTGTTTGAGCCATCAGACCAGCGGTAGAGGAAGCTGCCGGGATGGTAATGTACTGGTCATTATACTTGTCAAAGACTTTCAGATAGTTGTTATCCAAGAAACAGTAGGAACTATTTGTAAGCCTGTTAGCAAATGTTACAGTATCGCCTACAGGGTCAACACTTGTCAACACACCTTTTGGTGGGGATGCTACAACTACACAGTCCTTACGAGTTACAGCAGCAATACTTGTCATGTTGTTAATAACTGTAACATGATCAGTAACTGCCTGTGCATCAGAACCAGCGTTGTGTGGAGCAATCAGGAAATCTACCTGATATGCATCAACATCTTTGATTGTGTCAAAACCTGTTGCAATCTCAGAAGTACCAAGAGAGCCAGAGTTTTTACCACCAGAAAGGTTATAGGTTTGTACTGTCTGTGCAGAACCAGTCAGGGAATAGTCATCAGCAGAATCTACAAGATCAGTACCAGCACCTGCTGCATTAAATGCAGAGTCAAGGTTAGCTGCATTAGCAAGCCAAACATACTTGGACTGAGTGTTCAGTACGTCTGCAATGTAGTTTGTAGAACCGTCTGCATTCTTTGCATTAGATGCAAGGGAAAGGAATGGGAATGTTTCAAGAACACCACCTACTTGACCACTAAACAATCCTTCTTTATCAATGATAGCAACATGAACTTCATCATGTACCTTGCTAACACCAATAGAGTCTGCACCAATTTGACTTGCTGCAAACTGAGACATATCAGGAGCAGCATCAAATTCTAAATTCAGGTTACCAGACCAACCAGTGAAGGCAGAGTCCGTTGCACTGTATGGACAGACTTGAACCTGAATACTGTTGCCAAGTGCACCGGGGTACTTGCCAATGAATGAGTGAGTATCACTATCTGCCGCCGAGATTGTGTTATCCCAATCTGCACCATTCTTAATAAGACGTGCTGTTCTGGAACCAGCATCAGTCCATGCCCCAGAGTCGTCATAGAATGCGTTTTTAGCAGCATCTGTTACTTCCCGAACAACTAAAAGTTCTTGGGAGTATTTGGTAAAATATGCAGCAGAGTTAAAATCTACTGTGTTATTTGTGTCAGGAGAGGCAAACAAAGAAACAAGTCTTGCTTCGTTATCTACTTCAGTCGGTTGTTCAACCGGACCCCAGCGAAAGTTACCTACGATCACACCCGTCGATGTGGCTACGTTAGGGACAATTCCAGTGAGATCAATCTCACGGGTTACTACAGCTGGAGACAGTGAAGGCGTGAAAAAAGCCATTTTCGGTCTTCCTTTTTTTCGTTTGAATTAATAATAAGTTACCCATGATAAGAATAGTCAAAACAACAATAATATTTATAAATATCTGATTTTAGAACATTTCTGTTCTTTGAGTAAACCAAACGTCACCATCAATGGATTCACCTTTTTCTTCTTCAGTTGCATCATCAAAAATTCCCACAGGCACAATTTCATCTTCAATCTCTCTAATTCTTTGTTGGTATAACATTTCTTTAATCTTTACATCTGTTAATTCTGTGAAGAAATCTGTACCAACATAAAACGAAAATAATACTAAATTCATTACTAAGTCATCATGGTTGCCATCTGTTGCTTCATAAGAGTCACCTTTTGATTCAAAAGTAGAACATTCTGCAATAGTATCCATATCATGTAAAATTAATCTTTTTTCTTCAATCAAGTCTTTAAAGTTAGAACAACCAATACGTTTTACTTTTCTATTCATAGTAATGCCAATAGAGTTTGCTTTAATCATAGACTCTACATGCACATTCTCATACTCAATATCATAGTAAAGACCATTAGCTACTACAGAACCTGCATCATTTGATTCTACCAGTACATAAGCCTCATTATATTTTAATGCCCATTTATGAATAATATTTGGAAATAGGATAGGAGAAATCTTATTACTTCTATAAGTACAGACTTGTTTAAATGGTCTAGTAGAAATATCAATAATGTTAAAAGTTGAATAGTCTAAGTTTCTTCCCTTTGATACATCTACTGCAAGAACATAATCGTGTTTAGGGATAGGGTGTTCATAAACTTTAATATTTTCATGTTGTTCTATAGGTAATGATGATCGCATATTTAATAGTGCATCACCACTAATCAAAGTGTTACCTGTACCAAAGAACGTATTACCATATTCTTGCTGGAACTGTAGTTCTGAAGTATTTGATATAGTTAGCTTTTTCCACTTTTCATCACGACCCGGAACATCCCACCAATCTACACGAAATGGTTTATAATCACTTGTGCCTTGAACAGCACTTTCATAAATTTTATGGAATTGATTGCCTACACCATTTGCTGTAGAGGTAATAATTACTTTTGTTTCTTCACCAGCAGTTACAACAGGATAGGTGGAAGTATAGAATGTAGCAGCATCTTCTACAAATGCAAACTCATCCAGAAACAAAAGGTTAATGGAAAGACCACGGATAGATGAACCAGATGTTGCAGCTGCAATGATTCTAGAATTATTAGAGAATTCAATAGAACCTTTGTTTAATGCTCTGGTTCCCGGTTGCAAGAAGAACGGAACATTTTCTAGTGCGAGAGTAATACGAGAAAGCATTTCTCTAGCAGTTGCACCTTTGTTTGCTAGTACTGCAACAGTTTTAGTAGGATGAAATAGTGCAAACCAGAGAATGTACATACAGGAAGAGATAGACTTACCAGACTGTCTACATGCCAATACTACAGAAAATCTATTATCCTTAAAATGCTTAAACATTTCTTTTTGATAAGGGTATAGTTTAAATGGTACTAATCCTTTATCAAGATGAATTACCTTGCCATATGTTTCTGCAAAGTATACTGGATCAAGCATACACCTTCTGTATTCTGCTTTAAGTTCCTCTGTCCATTCATGCTGAACACCATCTCTTTTTACTTGGGAATTACCAAGATACGTTTGTTTTTCATTCATTTTTTATAAATCTTTTTGCTAGTTTATGGAGTAGATAGAACCAAATCCCATTAATGATGGGTTCTACAATTGCATCAATAGCCGCTAACTCCATAGCTGCACCTGTAATTAACCAGTTGCAGATTGTGGCAATAAAGATATGCCCAATAGTATAAATGATTGCTAATGCAATACTAGACTCGCCAATGAGTCTTTTAAGGAGTTTGAATATCCCCTTTGTCAATTCTGTCATAATCATTTTCAATCACCTTTTCTCCATCTCCACGTAGCATTTTTTGTAATTCTGCTGTGGAACCTACAAATACATTATTTTGTGTAAGAGCCTTTTGCTCTTTTTCCTGTGGTTTTGCAAGGTCTACTTTCTTCTTTTGAAGGTCCATCATCTTATCAACAATGTCGGCATTATTTTTAAGCATTGTTGATAAGACCTCAAATGCCCGTGGGTGTTCCATCTCACGGGCAACTTCCATCATCATGTCTAAAGCTTCTGACCCTTTTGATGCCAGTTCATAGTATTGGTCTCTGGCAAAATTGTAATCATCTGTAACATCATTCTTTTCTACAATTTCAGTCATTTGATCACTATCCTGTTTCATTTAAAAACCACAAAAAATCCTATATTTTTAAGTATTTATACTACATCTTTTGCTTTACTCATTTATCTTTACCTATTTTATTATCCTATGAGTCTACCACCGAAAGTGTTATATATACTAAAGGTGCCGAATAAGGTGCCTTCTGTAACTTGCACGTCTACATAGTCTGACGCATTGAGTGATAAATACATACTCCAAACTGCCCCGTTGTAAATATCACCGTCTGACAACCTATTTTGCTTTATCTGAGTACCATTTTTTCTTAAATATAACCGTACTACACCGGCTTGGTTATTTTTAATTCCGCCCCAATGAAACTCGTATATACCATCAGTTGGAGCCGTAAACCTACCAGTGCTTGCATCGTAGTGACTTCCAATGTTTATTGAAACGTCGTCCCATAAAACGACATTGGTAGCACTCACATGACCTGCTGATCTTCCAGCCTCAAATATAACAGAAGCTGGACCACTCCAAATTGTACCATTATAATGCTTAATTGCATTGTCAGTTGTGTTATAGTATAAATCTCCAGAGGTAGGACTTGATGGATCACTTGCGAGAGCAGGTAATTTTATTACACCATTCTCTACACTTAAATTACCATCAATATTTAAATTATCAACAGCAACAGTTCCATCCGTATTCAGAACAATGTTGTTTGTGCCTGAACTTGGATTTTTTATATTTGTAGTGGCTAATGTACTCATTTATCTTTACCTGTTCTTTGTAACATATTTATCATTGAAACGTAATCGTATTTGTGGATGTGCCAGTGCTTGCAGTGATCGTGATTAATGTGCCATCAACGCTGTTATATGTGACCTGCTGAGTTACACTTTCGGTTAGTTCAGAGCCGAGAACATAGCTAGTGTAGTTAGCAACAGGTATCCAGATTTTAAATACGCCAGAGCCGCCATCACTTCCGCCGCCACCGCCGCCACCAGTATTATCAGTTCCCGGAGTTGTTTCCTGTGTTACAGACCCGCCATCTTGTCTTTGTCTACCATTTCCGCCGCCACCAATACCACCAGTTCCTCCGGTTATAGTGCCACCTTGACCGTTGTCAATAAAACCACCACCGCCACCGCCGCCAGCATAATATTGTGAATCCACAACCCATTGTTTACCAGCACCACCATTACCTGCTATATGACTACCAGTATTACCAGCACTGCCAGAACCATTAGCGCCACCGCCACCGCCGCCAAAGTATCCTCCATTCCATGCAGGTCCGGTGGCACCATTGTTACCGTAACCTGTGATGCCAGTAAGAGAAGAATAACTGTTTTGATTACCCGATCCACCACCCCTACTGCCAGTTTGATAACCAGAAGCACCACCGCCACCGGAACCACCAGCTACCCCAGCATCAACACTGTTGTACTGATAGAATGCGCCGCCTCGACCACCACCTGTGGCGACAAGACTATTGAAACTGAAAGTGGAGTTTCCGCCATTTGCTTGTGT